TTAGCTGGAGCGGATGAAATCCATGAACTGGTCAACGACTTCAACGCGTTGATTATCATTGATGTGGGTATACATATCAAGGGTGATTTGAACATTATTGTGACCGAGTCTATCTGAAATGATTTTCGCTGTAACACCAGCTTCAAAGAGGAGAGAAGCATGTGTATGCCTAAATCCGTGAGGCGAAATTTTTTTAAGATCTTTGTGTTTACAAAAGAATCTGCTAAGCTTCACTTTCATAGTTGCAGCCAAAAGCCATCCCCCACTATTATTCGTAAAAATATAATTCGAATCATGTTTGTAAGGCACACCAGCCTGGAAATATTCTTTTATTTGCTGTCGTTTCCAGAATTTCAAAACATTCAGAGTTTCATCATCTAAGGTGATAACCCTCTTACTCCTTTTGGTTTTAGGATCCTGAACAGTTTGTTTTTTGCCAATCACGACAGCCGTGCGAGAAATGCTTAACCGTTTATTTTCAAAGTCAACATCTGACCACATGAGGCCGATTGCTTCTCCAGTTCTCAATCCAGAAAAAGCGAGTAGGTGAAAAAAGGTATAGTCAACTGGCTTACAATTTGCTTTGTAAACTTTAAGGAACTCCGTTAGTTCCTGTTTTGTATAGTAGTTTTCTTTGCCCTTTAAGGGTTTATTTTTAGGCTTGATAATCTTGTCTAAGGGATTTGACTTAATGATGTCAAGAGAAGCGGCATACTTGAAAATACGGCTGATGACAGAGTAGTAATTAGCATATAGGATATAGCGATTACTTAACTTGATAGCAACCTTTTGACAATAAGCTACACTGATTTGCTGAATCTTCATATCTGTAAAATATGAGTCAATCATAACATTAAGTTTTTTCTTAACGTTCTGATATGTTGTTGGTTTTACAGTGCTTTTATAGCTATCAAGCCATAACTCAGCGACTTCAGCAAAAGTAGGGTTCTGGAAATCTTCATTGTTTGAAAAACCATTCTCTTCAACGTCTAAGAGAAGGTCACGTTCGGCAGCCTTGGCCTCTTTAATGGTTTTAAAACCACGGCGTGTTGTGCGTTTTTCTTTTCCAGTTGCAGGGTCTATGCCCAGGTATGTTTGAAAGAGATATCTAGTCTCTCCTTTTTTTGTAATGTATTTTTTTATCATAAAAAGTCCTTTCTTTTCGATTGCTTGCCCGCATAGTTGAAAAGGTGTAGAACTTATGATAAACTATAGTTGTATTTTTTTATCATCTTTTCCATTGTTTGCTAGATGGAAGATTGAAACCTCACACTCAAAGATGGTCGTCGAGAGTGTGGGGATTTTTTATTTTTTTAAGACTTTCAACTTAATTCGTATCTTGAATGAATCCTTAACTGTACGAAGTCTGCCATTATCCGGATTGATATCTTTATAATCACCCCCATAAATTTCAGCGTTTTTGATAACTTCATTATTTGAATCTGTTGTTAATCTTAATACTTTTCTATTTTTTGACTTGGTGACATAGCCTAAATGATAACCTCGAACCACAATTTTAACTGCATTAGGGTCAAATTTATTATCAAATTCAGGGATAAACTCTACATCTGGAATTTTAAAAGGCAAGTATTTATAAAATCTTCCTCCAAAAATTAATTCCTCTTTAATTTCTTTAGAAGTATATCCTAAATAAGGGATATCATCTGATTCTCTTATAAGTTCTTGACATAAATCTGAGAAAGCTTCTTGGCGATAAGATATTCCTTTCACTTTGAGAACAACATCATAAATAGTTCTCTCGTCAATCTCCTGTTTTTTTATTCTGTCTTCTATTTGAACAACCAATAGTTTATTCAGCTCTTCAATTTCATACTCTAGTTGATCAGTATTAGACTGCCTAGGGAAAATACCAATCAAAAAGAGAATGACTAAACTGCCGATAATAAAAGAGAAAATTGTTAGTAGTACATTTCCAACGATACCAAGCAGAAAAACAGAAATTAAAGTCAGTAAAACCAAAAAGGCTATTAAAGACCTTTGATTTTCCAGTTTACTAATTGTTTTTCTGTGTTCGTCTATTAGTACTTTGATTTCCTTTTCAGTAAGAGTAGTAGACATATAAGCACCTTGACCTTAATTTTCAGATGGCATGAAGTTTCCGACAATTTTTCCAATAATTCTAGGATCTTCTTCAAATGGTGCGAACTTATCTTTATATTTTGGATTAAGGGAGACTAAACGCAATCCATCAGGTTCACGATAAACCTTTTTAATATACGTTTGACCGTCCCAATCAACGGCATAAACCGCTCCGTCATAATCAAAACCAGTCTCTTTTATGAGGACAACCTCTCCGTTTTGGAACTTAGGTTCCATAGAGTCACCAAAAACCCAAGAGGCAAAATCATGATCTAAATCTTTATTATAAAAAACAGTATCATAGTTTCCGTCGTTAAAATAAGAGTAACCATTACCAGCCGCCAATTTTTCAAAAACACGGTATTCAAAAAGCTTTTCCTCAATTGTGATTACTTTATTATTTTGTTCTTTTAATTGTTCGTTAGCGTAGTTAAGAACCTTTTGTTTTCTCGGAGTTGATAACTTGACAACCTTTTCAGTAATTTTATGAACCAACGGGGATGTGGGAATTTTTAGCTCTTTTACTTCCTGGGCTTTATCCTCTATTAAGTCTGATTTATTAACTCCAAAATAGTCTGCAAGTAATTCGATTTTTCCTATCCGAGGATAAGTTATGCCTTTTAACCAATCTCTTACAGTAGTGTACTTCAATCCGAGATCAGAACAGAGCTTATTTCTATCAATCCCTCTGCTACTCATCAAATTTTCCAAGTTCGCAGAAAAAATTTCTTTACTTTTATTATTGCTCATTTTTATCACTCCTTCATATAGTATATATTACGGCAAAAACGCAAAAAAGTAAAGAAAAAAATAAAAAAATACGAAAAAAACGCAAAAAATACTTGACATTGCGGTTTAACCGCATTATAATATAATCATAGTTGAGTCAGTCAATTATAAAAAAACGATAGAAAGGACAGCAACATGCCAAAAATGACTCTTAAAACATTGCGAACGCTAAAGAACTGGCGACAAGTGGACGCAGCTAAGGCCCTTGATGTCTCTGCCGATACTTGGGGAAATTGGGAACGAGGTAAAACAGAGCCTACCGTGACGCAGGCTTATCAAATCGCTACTACTTTTGATGTGTCTATTGATGACATTATTTTTTTACACAACATTGCGGTTTAACCGCAATAGAAAATGAGCACTATGAACAACGCAAAAAAGCACCTGACGGAAATCAGGTACTTACTTAAACAATTTAAACTATTATATCACAAAGATGCTTGCCCGCATAGTTGAGAGGATGTAAAAAATGGAAGGTATAACGTTACAATTACGATTGGACGGCGAAAATGCTGAATTGTTCACGAATCAATTATTGGCTTTTGCTGAAAAGCAGGTCAAGGAGCAGCTAGAGAATGATCGTATGCCAATCAATCAACAAGCCTTGATGAAGAAGTTCGGCTTTACTCACGGCTATATTAAGAAGTTAGAACGAAAAGGATTAAGATTTCGTAAGCAAGGGAAAGATATTATGTACGATGTCAATGATGTTTATGAAATTTTGGAATTAGAAAAAGAAGTACGAAAATTAAGAGCGTAAGGAGAACAAAATGACAGAACCAACTTTATCAAGCCAATTGCTTGGCTTATTGACTATCTTTATCGTGGTCTTCATCCTGCTGCTACTTACATCCAAAGATGAAGAAAAGACTGAAGAAAAAAAAGCGATTATCATCGAAGAGTCTGAGAATTTTAGAGAAGTTGTACGAAGAAACTTGAAAAATAGCGATAGGAGATTCACATATGACACACAACCTCCTATAGGCCTCGCTTCATCGATTGAGGATGTACCACAAGTTTTTAGATCATGCATCGAAGACTATGACAGACTCGCTCAGGACTACCAGGAAGAAGCAAGTAACAATGATTTTCTAAGAAAGCAAAATGCAGGCCTCTTAGAAGAAAATGGGCGTTTGCTTTATCAGGAAATGACCATGGATTTTCGTCAGAATCCTAGAAAATGGAGGGCAAAGACATGACTGTTAGTCGTGATATGAGCGAGATGGAAATACGTGTGTTAAACATGATCATGAATTGCGCTACTTTCGATTTGCCCATTCAAGCGAGTGAAATCCGCTTAGAGACTGGACTCTCGAAGCGTAAGCTGGAGGAGATTATCGAAAGCTTGCGTGTTAATTTTAGACATCCTATAGTAGCTAAGAAAATGAAGCCAAACGGCTACTATTTGCCTCGTAGCGAGGAAGAGCGACAAGCTGGGCTTGCGCCTTATCGCAGACAAATCTTGACCGAGCAAAAGAACCTTGCTGCAGTGATGAATGTGGATTTGGAAAAGTATTGGGAGGATAGCGCATGAGTGAAGATTTTAGAATATTACCTCATGATCTAGTAGCTGAACAGTCGGTTCTTGGGGCAGTATTTATCGCACCTGACACCATCATTTCACTGGCAGATGAATTGACTCCTGATGATTTCTATAAGCCTGCTAACAAGATTGTTTTTAAAACAATGTTGTTATTACTTGAAAAAGGTGAGCCAATCGATGCTACGACTATGGTGTCTGCTCTTACTAATCAGGGAGATATTTCAAAAATCGGGGGCATAAACTACGTTGTCGAGTTGGTAAATTCCACACCAACTTCAAAAAACGTGGAGCACTATGCAAAGCTTGTAAAAGACAAGTCAACGCTCCGAAAAGTAATCGCTGACCTGTCTGATTCGCTCTCTAGCGCTTATCAAGGTGATGTATCGATTGGTGACATCATAGCAAAGACTGAAAAGTCTATGCTTGACATCAGCAATCAAAATACAGGCACAGGATTTCGTAATGTGGCTGATATCCTAGATACACATATGCAGATAGTCGAGACTCGCTCGCATACAGATGGATTCGTGACTGGTCTCTCTACTGGCTTTATCGGATTAGATAAGATAACAACAGGCCTTCATGAAGGGAATCTTATCATCCTTGCCGCTCGTCCAGCTATGGGTAAGACGGCATTGGCTCTTAATATCGCTAAGCATGTGGCTACAATGGAAAGAAAACCTGCCGTCATCTTCTCACTTGAAATGGGAGCAGAAGAACTGATCGAGCGTATGGTGGCATCAGAGGGCATGGTTCCAGCTTATCATCTAAAGACTGGGAACTTGAGCCCTGATGAATGGAGAAGACTTGTACAAGCACAAAATAATCTCTATGATGCGCCTATTTTCGTAGATGATACGGCTGGTATTCGGATTTCAGATATACGGTCAAAAGCTAGGAAATTGTCTCAAGAAATGGGTGGCCTAGGCACTATAGTCATAGACTACTTACAGTTGATTACTGGGTCCAAGGGGGAGAATCGTCAGCAGATTGTTTCAGAAATTTCAAGGGAATTGAAGATACTAGCTAAGGATTTGAAAGTACCTGTCATAGCCCTATCGCAGTTAAGCCGTACAGTTGAGCAGAGACAGGATAAGCGTCCGATGCTAGCAGATTTGAGAGAGTCAGGCTCGATCGAGCAAGATGCTGATATTGTAGCATTCTTGTATCGTGATGCCTACTACCAGAAGGAACAGGCAGATAGTCAAGAAGCGAACAACGTGACTGAGTTGATCATGGAAAAGAATCGGCATGGAAGTCTAGGGACAGTGAAGTTGTATTTTCACAAGGAATACACAAAATTTTCAAGTGTGGAGGAGTAGATGGCAAATTGGTTTGTGAGAATCAATCACAGAAAAGAAAACAAAGATAGTTACTACTCTCAACAAGTAGAACGAAGGCTCTACTTTGATTTAGAAACTAAGAAGGATGTTTTGACAAAAATCAAAGAAGATTATCCAGAATATTTTTCAGAAAAGATACCTCAAAGAACTTCGAAAGGAGAATTCTTTTTTGTCAATGTTTATGAATTGAGTGAAAACTGGGAAAATTTTTGGACCGAAAAAATTCCGTGTAAATTTTGTGGAGAAAATCCTGTCAATAGAATTGACATAAAGAACAATAATTATAGCGGTTATTATTTTTGTTGTTTAGAACATGAAGAACAATTTTATGCAAATAGGCTTGCTGAAGATGTCAGAACATATAGAAGTAACAGTGTAGTTGGTTTCATCTATAAAATCACCCATAAACAGACTGGTAAAGTCTATATCGGAAAAACTGTTAATCATCCTATTTTTCGTTGGTTTCAACACTTTAAAGCGCAATCAGGAAGTTATTTCCACGAAGTGATGAAAAAAAGCGACATCACAGACTGGACATACGAAGTTATCGACAAGTTAAAAGATGGTACAGAAAATGAATTACTGGCGTTAGAAAGTAAATACATAGCTGATTTTAAAGCAACAAATCCTGAATATGGATATAACACTAAAAATTAGAAGAAAGGAGTAGTGCAATGATTAAAAAAAGTGAAGTCACTGGCTTCTTATCGTTTTTCAAATTTCCAAAGCCATTCATCTATGATGAGAAATATAAGACATTGAGCAATAACGCTAAAATGCTCTATATGCTTCTTTTTGATAGGTTAGAACTATCTTTAAAAAATGGCTGGCATGATAAAGAAGGGAACGTTTTTCAGTATTACACCAATGAACAGTTGATGATTGACTTAAATTGCAATAGCAACAAGACGATTATCAAAATCAAAAAGGAATTGAAAGATGCTGGTCTAATGACGGAAGTCAGACAAGGTATGAACTTACCAAACCGCATTTATCTTGATGCTCTTAACGGAAGTGTAGAAAGTACATTTCAGGAAGTGCAAAAAGTACACCATGGAAGTGTAGAAAATACACTTTCGGAAGTGCAAAAAGTACACACAATCAAGACTGAGAATACTAAGACTGAGAATAACAATAATATATTGTCGATTTGTAAAGAAGTTATTTCTTATCTCAATTTGAAAGCTAAGAAGAATTTCAAGGTAAATACTGCTAGTCATCAAAAATTTATCAAAGCAAGGTTAAAAGAGGGATATGTCCTTGAAGATTTTAAAAAGGTTGTGGATATTATGGTCGCTAAGTGGAAAGGTACAGAGTATGAACAGTATCTTCAGCCTCAAACACTTTTTGGGAATAAGATGGACAACTATCTGAATCAACCTATGCCAAAACGATCTACAATTTTGACTAGTACTGTTGACGAAAGGCTAGGATTTTAAATGAAACAGTTTAAACAATTCAGAACCAGAACGGTTCTTGATGATGTCTGTGAAATCCATGGATGCCATCTTTGGTCTGTTAAAATTCCTATCAAGGGCAATGTTGAGGAAATCAGTCAATGTCCTGAGTGCGAGAAAGAGAACATTCGGCTCTTTGAAAAACAGTTGAATATGGAATCTGAGGTCAAGAGTAAGCTATCGGATACTTACGAGGTCTTTGAACGTGACAGTATCGTTTCAAGTAAGCTGGCCAGCAAGTCACTACACGATTATGAAATTCAAGTTGACATCGATGAAAATGCTATGAATTTCGTGAAGCGATTGGAACGTGGGTATGCTAGAGGTGAGACTGGAAATGCTATCATCACTGGCCCGTCTGGTGTTGGTAAGAGTCATCTGACCTATGGATTTGCTCGGTTTCTCAATGAACAATTTAAGTCTTATGACGAGCCGAAAAGCGTGCTCTTTGTGTCTGTTGTGGCTTTGTTTGATAAGATTCGTGAAAGTTTTGAGTTTGACAACGGCTTTTCAGAGGCTAAGATGGTCAAGCTACTGTCTGAGGTTGACTTTCTTTTCCTGGATGACCTTGGGAAAGAGAGTCGAAAGGCTGACACCAAGCGCAATGAGTGGGCTCATCAGATATTGTTCAAGATCCTGGATAATCGAACGAATACGATTATCAACACGAATCTGTCTAGTGAAGAAATTAAAGAGCTCTACTCGGATGATTTTGGGAATGGAGCTTTATCAAGTCGTATCTTTGAGGGAGCAACTGGAAAGTGCTTTGTGTATCCAGCTGGGATGAAGGATAGGAGGTATTGATGAGAGAGTTTTTTAACAACGATTGTATGGACATCATGAAACAATATCCTGATGATTACTTCGACCTAGCTATTGTTGATCCACCTTATTTTTCTGGACCAGAAAAAAGAGAATACTATGGTCGAAAAGTTAGTCCGATTGGTGTCAATAGACTGTATGGCAAAACCTCAGAGTGGCAAATTCCAAATAGAGATTATTTTGATGAACTTTTCAGGGTATCTAAAAATCAAATTATTTGGGGTGTGAACTACTTCGACTATTCTTTTGATTCTGGGCGTATCGTTTGGGACAAAGTTAATGGTCATTCAAGTTTTTCAGATTGTGAGATAGCATACTGCAGCTTACATGATAGTACACGGCTGTTTCGCTATATGTGGAATGGTATGATGCAAGGCAAGTCAATATCTGAAGGCCATATTCAGCAAGGAAATAAGGCATTGAATGAGGTTAGAATCCATCCGACACAAAAACCAGTCAACCTTTATCTTTGGTTATTGCGAAACTACGCAAAAGAAGGCGATAAAATACTCGATACTCACGTCGGTTCAGCAAGTAGCTTGATTGCTTGTCAGGAGTTGGGTTTTGACTACGTCGGATGCGAGCTTGACAAAAATATTTTCAACCTCGCTCAACAGAGACTTGATGCTTATGAGAAGCAGTTGAAGTTATTTTAGGAGGTATTGATGTTAAATCTTTACTTCGTCTACAACGGGCACTGCAAATTTTTTCTTGGAAGTTTTAACAATGTGGATGAACTTATCGAACGGATGAAAGACCATCAGTGGGCTTTCTCAGGTATTACCAGACCAAAATTCAAGAAGCACATTGGAAAAGACGATGTACGTTTTGATTATGGCGCGATAGATTGCTATTACTTAGCGATAAAATCAACGTGCCGCGAACCACGTTAAAAGCGAGCTAGAATATGCGTCAGACTTGGACGAATGGCGTATAAAGAATTTGCTAGCTCTTGTGTCTCTGAGCCATGAGGGGCAAGAGCTGGATTTTTAAAAATAAGTTGGAGTTAGTGAAGATGATGGAAGATTTAAAGAAAAAAGTTAATGAAGTATACGGCTGGTCGGTAGAAGACGGGAAGCCCAAGCCTCCCAAACAAGATTTACCACAATCAGTGAAAGATCGGGCGGACTATTTCTGGGAAATGACAGAAGATGGCATGACGTTTATGGGAGCGATGGAATGTATCTTCGCTGATGAAAAACCTAAAGACTATGATTTAGGAGCCACTAAGGATTGGTTGCCAAAATCTAAGGAGTTTGATGATTGGATTGGCTATTCACCAGGCATGTCTCAGTTAGTTATTGCAGTTTATTTAATCTATGGAGGAAGCAAAAATGAATAAGCAGGAATTGATTGAACGGATAGAAGGCTTAAAAAATATTTTTGGCAACAAAGCAGAATATATTGAGATAGACGCGGTAATAGAACTTGTTTCTAAACTAGACGAACCGCAGAAAGTTACAATACCGCAGTTTGTGGCGGAATACATCGAACACAAGAAAAATAAAGATTATCATTTACTTGGTGCGATGGCTGAAATCAGAAGTTATAAAAACAAAGAAATTGACGAATGGTTTACGGACGATGACAACATGGAACTCTTTGCTCGAGCGTGGCTGGACGGCTATGAGGTCGAGAAAGAGAAGCGATATATTGTAACCCTGAAATCAAGTGAACAAAAGTTGTACTATCACACTGAAGATGAGGATTATATTTTCTCTAGCTATGATGGAGTATTCTATTTAGGATATCATACTAAAACCGATCTAGAAAAAAATGACATGAGTTGGGTGTTTGATTGCCCAGGGATTGAAGTTAAGGAGGTTAAGTGATGTCATGTAATGAAAGTTTAAAAAAAGAAAAAGAATTGACTGCTACTATTTTAAATCTCAAGATAGAAGTCTTACAAAAGGATGATAAATTGAGCAGTCAATCATTAAGCAACATCAAAAGGAAAGCAAGGGATCTATACGAGTGCCTAGTATGGTTGCAGTATGTTGCAGAGGAGGCAGGTAGATGAGTTATGACTTGGAAATCTTAGGAAAAATAGAAAGTGGACAATATATCTGCATTGATGAACCTAAATACAGTTCTCCAACTTACAATCTTGGAAAAATGTTCAGGGTGGCTATGGATTGGGATTTCGACCAAGGCACAATTTACAACATTGCTGATATTTTTGAAAACATTCAACGTGGCATCTCAGAACTGGAACAGTATCCTGAAAAGTATGTGCAGTATGAACCTGCAAATAAATGGGGGACCGTCAGCAGTGCGTTAGAAGATTTGAGATCATTGAGAGATTGTATTTTAGGACAAGATATTGATACAAAATACTTATATGTGAGGTGGTAACATGAAAGACAAAGTGACTAAAAATAAAATCATTGAATTTGTCAAAAGCACCCAAGTTTTTAACAAGGATATGCAGAACAACGTTATTAGCGTTAAAGCGCTTGATAACATTAGAGATTTTATTTTTAATGTGAATCAAGTCTTTACTCTTGATGGTGCAACTAAAGTGGCTTTAGACAATATTTGCCACCGTTGCTTGGTCTATAGCGATTTTTTCAAGCCTAACGTGGATTTGGTTGACATGACTAAGAAAATAAACTGTATTAGATTTGACGTGATATTGGAATTAAAAACGGCTAAAATTGATATTTTTTAGAAGTGGGACACAATACAAGAAAAAGAGGTCACAGATTGAAACGATTTATAGTTATGTGGATTCTGCTATCTGCTGGATTGAACATCTGGCAGATGGGCAGGATTCGAGATTTGGAAGAAAAGAAGCCGATTACCGTCTATAAAGCAGATAATGCAGGCGCTGATATATTCGGTAAGGTCGTCGAGAAAGGGCGACACGGCAAGCTATACACTCTCACAATTCGTGATTACGGCATTTTCGTAGTTACGAAGGAAGTGTATGACAAGGTGAAAGTTGGGGATGAGGCGAGGTTATGAAATTTCTAGATCTGTTCGCAGGCATCGGTGGCTTTCGTCTTGGGATGGAGTCAGCTGGCCATGAATGTATAGGATTTTGCGAAATAGACAAATTTGCAAGAGCTAGCTACAAAGCTATACACGATACGAAAGGAGAAATAGAACTACATGACATCACAGCAGTATCAGATGAGTCTATTCGAAGAATCGGACGTGTGGACATTATCTGTGGAGGATTTCCGTGCCAGGCTTTCTCAATTGCAGGAGCAAGACGAGGTTTTGAAGATACACGAGGAACTTTGTTTTTTGAGATTGCACGGTTCGCATCTATTCTCAGACCTAAATATCTATTGCTTGAGAACGTCAAAGGACTCCTCAACCATGACGGAGGAGCTACATTTGAAACCATCCTCGGAGCCTTGGATGAATTGGGGTACAATGTGGAATGGCAAATCCTTAACAGCAAGGATTTTGGAGTACCCCAAAACAGAGAACGGGTGTTCATTGTCGGACATCTTAGAGGAGAATGTACCAGAAGAGTTTTTCCTCTCGGCGGAGAAAGTCAGTCAACTAGTAGCCAATCAGTCGTGAAAATCGGTAATGTCAACCCATCTGGTATCGGCATGAATGGAGAAGTCTATCAAGCTGACGGTCTAGCTCCTACTCTCACAACGAATAAGGGAGAGGGGCAAAAGATAGCAATAAAAAGTAATACTATAAAACAATTTGGGGTATTGCAACCCAATTTTAATCAATGTGGAGTGGTTTACGAAACAGATGGCATCGCACCAACAATCAGAGCATATCAAGGTGGAGGACTTGAGCCTAAAATTATTCAACGTGGTCATGGTTATAACCAAGGCGGACAACATGACATCGCTCCTACTTTGACAAGTAATAGCTATCACGAAAACAATCATTTATCAGATGGATTTAGGATTAGAAAGCTAACGCCTCGTGAATGCTGGAGGTTACAAGGTTTTCCAGACTGGGCATTTGATAAAGCGCAAGAGGTAAACTCAAACAGTCAACTATATAAACAAGCTGGCAATAGCGTGACTGTGAGTGTTATTGCTGCAATAGCAAAAGAACTTTAGGAGAAAAATATGAACAACACAGAATTAGAAAACATTGACAACATAAACAACCCAATCCACTACCAAGGACGATATGGTATGCAATCTATCGATGCTCTAAGAAATTTCATGACACCTGAGTAGTTAAAGGGTTTCTATCTAGGAAATGCTTTGAAATATCAGTTGCGGTTTCAAAAAAAGAATGGGCTTGAAGATTTGAAAAAGGCTCGTAAAAATCTGGATTGGTTAATTGAGGAGATGGAACATGAGAATTAAAACATCAAACGGAGTAATCATCAATGTTGATAAACCTAAAAATAGCATTACTGTTGAAGGTGTTGAGTTTGGGTCAGATTGTCGCGCTTTGGTATCAAAGCACAGAAATGGTACAGGAACAATTACTTTAGTCTTTGAAGGAAAAATTATTTAAAAAAAGGAGTAAAAACAATGTTTACACAATACGATCACGAAACAGGAAGAACTAAAATTACAAAACTTGCAAAAGGTGGCATCATTACAATTGCAGCTATTGTCTCACTTGGTATTTTTCGGGTGACTGCTGTGAAGCGCATCCCTGCCAACACTGTAGGTGTAAAAGTTAGTGCAATTGGAGGAGTGCAAGAAAGTACTTTACAAACAGGCTATCATCTGAAAATGCCTTTCATTGACACGGTGTATACTCTATCGACATCAGTTCAAACAAAGACGATGGAGAAAATTACAACTCAGACAAAAGATGGGCAGTGGCTGAATACTAACATTGATGTAAAGTACCGAGTAAATAAAGAGAAAGCTATGACAGTTTTCTCAAATTATACGACTTTGGAAAATGTCAATGATAGCGTAGTATCTCCAGCAGTACAGCGAGCGATTGAGTCGGTTACTGGGAATTATGACATCTACGACATTCTTGGGAATAAGCGAACAGAAGTCTATGAGGCTATTGATAAAGCATTAAAAGAGAAATTTGAGTCTTATGATTTGGAGTTCGTTTCCTTTACGATAACCGATCAAGATGCAGGTGATGAGATTGAAGCCGCGATTAAGAATGAGTCCGTCAAGCAAAAGGAAATTGATACAGCTAAACAAGAACAAGAAAAAGCTAAGGTTGAAGCTGATACCAAGAAAGTTCAAGCTCAAGCTGAAGCGGATGCCGGCATCATCAAAGCAGAAGGTGAAGCTAAAGCAAACAAAGCGAAGTCAGACTCAATCACAGATAACCTTATCCGCATGAAGGAAGCGGAAGCCAGAGAGAAACACGGCTGGGTCACTGTCAATGGTGCGGGCAACGTGATTACTAATCATGAGTAAAATATTATCAATTGCGTAAAAATACATCAGGAGGTAAGGTTTGGCAATAGACATCAAAAAAAGATTGAAGGCTCTGCCTTATATTGATATCAAAGTGAAGTCAAAGCACCAGGAAATCATCAGTTTGAAGTCAGGTATTTTACGAGGGCAGCAGTTCGATAGCATGCCGAAATCAAAAAGCAACAAGAATCAAACTGAAGAATTGAATGTGTTGATCATTGACAAGTCAGATCAGCTATATGAAGAAATCAAACAAATGTACCACGAACGTGACGAACTTGTTCAAGCGATTGAGTCGCTCGATGATCCAGTGGAAAACATCGTGATGCGATTACTGTATATTGATGGCCTTTCTTGGAAAGAGGTTCAAATCAAACTAAATTGTAGTCCTGCAACCATCCAGCGAGCAAAACATAAAGCGTTACTAAAATTATCTAAAATGTATGATAAGAATGATAGCAAATGATAATTTTAATGTGGTAAATTAGTATCATGAAGAATAGCAGAGAGGAAACCTCTGCTTTTTTTTGTGCATTAAAAAGGAGGTGAGGATATGTGGTAGTTGTTGAACCAATCAGAAATAGAGATGATGTTCAGCTTATGATTGAATGGCTGACGTTGCATAGTGCAGTCAAAGAGTCAGATAGACAACGCAACCTCATGCTCTTCCTTTCTGGTGTTAATCTAGGGTTTCGTATTGGTGATATTGTTAAACTGAAAGTAAAGCATGTTAAAGGCTGGCATGTCCAAATTGTCGATGAAAAGACAGACAAACCAACCAAACGAAAGATGCCAAAGAAATTCAAGAATGCCATGAGGCAGTACATCAAAGACAAGAAAGATGAAGACTTCCTGTTTCCGAGTCGAAACGGAAAGCATCAGCACATAAAACCAAACACAGCTTACAAGATTATAAAGAGAGCTGCTGAAGAAGTTGGTCTAGAAAACATAGCTACTCACTCGATGAGAAAGACCTTTGGTCTATTTATGTATGAGCAAACAAAGGATGTCGCTCTGATAATGGATCTACTGAACCATTCGAGTCAGAGTATTTCACTAAGATACATAGGCAAAAATCAAGATTCACAAGACAGAGCCATGACTAAGTTTCAGGGCTTTTAATTTTTTTATTTTGACATCAATTCATTGTTTTGAGGTTATGATGATTTCGTTTCACGCATGCAGGATAAACGCTTGATAAATCTGAGTTAAAACTCATGTAGCGAATTCATTAGAATATGTAAAACAAGGAATTGAGAGAGCAGAAACAAAGGAGTTTACATAGTTATGAAAGGCACTTTTAAAAGACTATCTAATAAAAGAACAACCAACCAAAAACCATTAGGAAAAATTGTAGTTGGAGTCGAAATTGAAAATGACTCAGAATTAAAAGAGTTAATTCAAGAATGTTGCGAAGCAATCGAACACTTGAACAATTGCATTGACAAGCTAAATAAATTCGAGCTCAAAGCATCAACATCAATAATCGAATGATTGAAGTTTCAACCAGAGCAGACCGAACAGAGTTTTATAATTCTAGCGAATGGAGAGAACTTCGTAAACTTGCACTCGAACGTGATCATAACGAATGTGTTTGGTGCAAAGACGAAGGCAAAGTCATGAGAGAGAACTTAGAGGTTGACCATATCAAGGAGCTGGAGTTCTATCCAGAGTTCGCTCTTGACTTAGATAATCTTAGAACTCTATGTAAAGAATGTCACAATAAACGTCACGGTCGCTTCCAATTTCGAAAATCTAAAAAAATGATTGAGAAAAATTTCAGAACAGATGAATTTTGGGGATGATAACACCCCCCGGTCAAAAAAATCCAGTATTTTTAAGGATTTGGGAACCGGTGGGAGGGGTTAACTGTCCAAATTTTTAACGAAAAATTAAAGGGGGTGGGGGGTAATGGAAGAATACTCAGAAAAAAATATAAAAGAATTAGAAAATCAGCTACTTTCTAAAATCGGCTATTTTAGTCCTAGAAAAAAGGATGCGATTCAGTACGAAAAAGTGAATCGTTATCTTTATCTCGTCAGACTACTCTATGAGCTGAAAGCCAGACTTCACGAAGACGGATTGGTCATCACTGTTCACAACGGGCAACAAAGATTCCAAAAAGCGAATTCTCTCATCAAGGAAATCAACACAACCAGCAATCAGCTTTTGGCTATTGAGCGATCGTTTGATTTTGAAGTTGAAAATTCTCCTGTTGAGAAACCGACGTCTGGAAGTGATCTGTTATGATTTCTCATCCGTTGGTTGATGACTATATCAAAATGGCTGAGCGTGGAGAAATCGTTGTCAACAAAGAAAGAAAGTTGCTGTTTAAAATTATCAAGGAGAAAATTTATCCTCGTGATGATTTGTATTTTGATAATGACTTGATTGACAAGTTCATTCGTTTTACGGAAAAGAACTTTTTCCCTCTAGCTAAGTACCAGCTTTTCTTGACTCCGTTCATTTTTCTTTTTAGGAAAGAGGACGGGGAGCCACACTTCGACGAGTATCTATACACACTCGCTCGTGGGGGTGGTAAGAATGGTTTTATGTCGGCAAGGTCATCGTTCTTTATCAGTCCTATCTACCCTATCAGAGATTATGATGTAACTATCACCGCTAACTCTGAGAAACAGGGTAAGGTTTCGTTTGAGGAGGTCTATGAGACCATCCAAAGGCGTGGTCTTGAGGACCATTTCTATCTAACTAAAATGTCTATTACAGGTCGAGCGAACAACTCGGTCTTTTCTTTTCGGACAAATAATCCGAAGACCATGGACTCAGCTCGTGATGGCTGTCTAGAGTTTGATGAGATTCACCAATTTGAAGATGATAAGGCTGTGAAGGTTCAACGGTCCGGTCTTGGTAAGATTGCTCATGCTCGAACTTTCTACAACGGTACGAATGGATATGTGCGTGAGGGATTCTATGACAAGTTGATAGAAAAGTCTATGCAAATCTTGAATGGAGAGGTTGATGATTTCAGGCTATTCCCCTTTATCTGCAAGCTAGACAGTGCGGATGAAGTGGACGACATGAAGAATTGGCCAAAGGCAAATCCGATGTTGGATGAAAGTACGCCTTACGCTAAAAGGCTGCTTGCGAGAACCAAGGCTGACTATGATGATCTTGAGTTGGAACCGTCTGGCCGTCAGGAGTTCATGACTAAACGGATGAACCTTCCTGAAGCTGACCTTGAGAAAGATGTGACGTCTCGTGAAAAATTACTTGCTTGTCTACGGTCTCCTGGTATCGACTTGAAAGGTCGGTCATGTGTGGCTGGCTTTGACTATGCAAGCATCCGAGACTTTGCCAGTGTCGGTTTGCTGTTTAAGAATGGTGATGAGTTCATCTGGAAGCAACATTCATTTGCACGGAAATCATTTTTGAAAGCATTCAAGCTAAAAGCGCCTATTGAAGAATGGGCCGAAAAAGGCTTGTTTACAATCGTTGATGGTCCGAGTATTGATCCTCGGCTTTTGATTGCGAAGCTGGAAGAATGGAGCGAACTTTACCAAATTAAACTTGTATGTGCTGATGGTTTCAGAATGGACTTGTTGAAACCTCTTTTGGAAGAGGCTGGCTTTGACTATGAGTTCTTGCGCAATCCTGGGGCTATTCAGTCTAAGGTTGCGCCAATCATAGAAGATGGATTTGCAAATGAGCGTTTTATCTTTGAGGGCGATAACTCTATGATTTGGTATACGGATAATACCTACGTCAAAGAGGACAAGGATGGCAACAAGCGTTTCTTGAAAAAAGAACCTGTCAGAAGAAAGACGGATGGTTTCCATGCTTTGATAGCTGCTCTCTACAAGCGTGAGCTGGTGCAAGAGTCGAATGTTGGGGAATTCCTTGACATGATTGATAGTTGGGATTTTTAATCTAAGAATAATTTTTGGGTGGGTGGTCGGCAGAAAATGAAAGAAAGGAGGTTGCAACATGGGGTGGCTTGATATTTTCAAAGCTCGGAAGGAAGTGATTACTGGTTTTGATTTTGATGATTTAGAGCGAATTTTTGGGAGTCTTTATCTCAAAAGTTTAGCTGTAGATAAATCAGCTGAATTTGTAGCTCGTATCTTTGCAAAGTCTGAGTTTCGCTACATGGTCAAAAACAAGCACGAACGCTCTAATTGGGATTATCTTTTAAATGTCCGTCCGAATCGCAATGAGTCTGCTTCAGAATTTTGGCAAAAGGTGATTTATCGTCTATTGACGAAAAATGAAGTACTCATCATCTTGTCAGATGATGATCAACTATTAGTCGCTGATAGCTTCACTCGAAAACGATATGCAGTCTATGATGATACTTTTGAAATGGTATCTGTGCGAGACTATACGTTTCAGCGAAAGTTTGCTATGAGTGATGTGATTTTTTTGCAGTACAACAATAATCGACTGCAAGAATACATGAGCGACTTATTTGCAGACTATGAAAAGCTACATAGTCGCTTAGTTGAGGCTTTAGGTCGTAACAATCAGATCCGAGGTATTCTCAATACTAAGACAAACGGCACCTTTAACGAGGAAAGACTTAAGCAGATGCAAGAATATGCTGATGGTCTATTCAAATCATTTACTAAAAAATCAGTGGCTATCGTTCCAGCTCAAAACGGGCTGGACTACAACGAATTGACAAACACGGTTGGGACTTCGAATCTGTCTGTTGATGAGTTGAAAAAACTTCGAAGGCAATTTGATGATGAGGTTGCTGATATATTGGGTATCCCAACTGCATTGATGCACGGGGATATGGCTAATCTAGAAAACAGTCAGAAAATGTTTACTAGTTACTGCTATAAATCTCTAGTGAAGAAAGTATCTGATGGGCTAAATCATGCCATAGTTGGTCCTGATGCTTATGCTGGGGAACGTTTCTTTGTCATTATCGGGGAAGGTCAGAGGGATAAGTTTGCTTTGGCTGAAAACATTGATAAATTAATCTCCTCTGGAGCAATGCTAATCAATGAAGTCCGAGCGGAGCTAGGACTTGAGGCGGTTCCTTGGGGTGACAAACCAGTCATGACTAAAAATTATCAGATTGGTAAGGAAATAGAGAAAGGAGGTAAAAAAGAAGATGAAGGTAATTCCAATTAAAGGAACAATTATCTCAAATAACAGCAAGTGGATCTACGAGTTATTTGAGAGGGAAGCTACTGCACCAAAAGACATTGTATTGCCGGAAACTGGAGAAGATGTAGAAATTCACATTAACTCTGGTGGTGGAGATGTCTACGCTGGTAGCGAAATCTACACAGCTTTACGCGCTTACTCTGGTCGAGTAACCGTCAAAATCGTAGGTATTGCAGCAAGCGCTGCTAGTGTCATTGCTATGGCTGGTGATTCTGTTGAAATCAGCCCAACTGCTCAAATCATGATTCATAATGTATCCTCTGGCGTTTATGGAGATCATAACGCTTTAGAGCATGAGGCAGCTGTGTTAAAAGGTTTTAACAAGTCTATTGCGAGTGCTTACGTCCATAAGACAGGGAAAGCATTGAATGATTTATTGGAGCTAATGAATCAGACAACCTGGTTTGATGCCGAGGCAGCCGTTGAGAATGGTTTTGCGGATAAGGTGATGTTTGCGCAAGAGGTTGCGCCACTCTTAGTAGCGAGTGAAACGCCAATGATCCCACAAGACTTTATCGAGCGGATGCAGGCTACTATGACTCCTGATGTGGACAAGATTGCTGAGCTAGTGGCTCAAAAGCTGGCAGAGCATGAGCCAGAAAAAACGAACACAGAAAATAAGAAAGCGACTGAACCTAGTGGTTTCGGTCGTTTTGCATTTTAAGAAAGGAAAATTTAAAAATGGGAATGAAATTATCAAATGAATTTAAAACAGCTCGTCAGAACTTTCTGGATGCTGTTACAAACAATGAACCTGCTGAAAAGCAAGGAGAACTTTATGGGAAGATGCTTGATGCCATTATGGATGAAGCAAAGAAAACAGCTCGTGAGGAAGTAGATGGTCTTGTTGCAGTAAGTCCATTTGATGAAAAGCTGTCTCTTCGTGAACGTGAATTTTTCAACAATTTGGACAAAAAAGCTCCAGGAAAAATTGAAAAGTTCTTCCCGCAAGAAACAGTTGACCGTATCTTTGAAGATATGGTACAAGAACATCCATTGCTTGAACATATTGGACTCCGTAACGGTGGCCCTCGTTTGAAGTTCCTTAGCTCTACTACAACAGGTGTAGCAGTTTGGGGGAAAATCAACGATGAAATCAAGGGTCAATTGACTGCTGAATTCGGTGAAGAAGAAGCTATTCAGAACAAATTGACTGCCTTTGTTGTCCTTCCAAAAGACACAGAAAAGTTCGGACCTGGTTGGCTTCATTCTTTCGTATCTGCCCAGCTTACAGAAGCTTTCGCTGTTGCTCTTGAAGCAGCCTTTTTGAATGGGGATGGAGATGAAAAACCAATCGGTTTGTCCCGTACTTTGACAGGAACGGTTGCAGCGGGGAAAACAACATACAATGCTAAGACATCATCTGGTGATGTAACTCTTGGAGCAAAAGGAAAGACGACTGAAGAAAAAGCTAACATCACGATCAATGAATTCAAAGAAATTTACAAATACCATTCCACTAAAGTAAACGGGAAACCTGTAGTAACTCGTGGAAACATGGTTATCGTTGTAAATACGAGCGATGAACTTGACTTTACAACTCAATTCACCACTCTGAATGGACTTGGTGTATTTGTAACAAATCTTCCATTCAATCCAATTGTAATCCCATCAATTGCTCAAGAAGCAGGTAAAATCACTACTTTTGTGAAAGGGCGTTACGATGCAGTTATTGGTGGTGGAATTGAATTCGATACTTTTGACCAAACTCTTGCATTTGACGATCTCAATCTTTACACTGGCAAACAATTTGCATATGGGAAACCACACGATGAAAAAACCGCTGCAGTTTGGACCCTAAAACTTGGTAAAGACTAAGGTGCCGCCCTATGGAGGAGACAAAAGAACTTCACCCACTCCTTAAAGCATTTAAGGAGCGGATGAGGATTTTTCATGATGGAGAGGATAATAACCTCTCCCGTATGTTGGAAAGTTCTGAGGCTGCAATCCTAAGCTTGGTCGGTAGTAAGGACACTACTGATCCACGAGTGAGAGAGCTTATTTTAGAACGTGCTCGATATGCCTATAATGACCAAGTTGAGTTCTTCTATGAGAACTTTCAAGGGGATTTGATGGCATTGTCACTAGAAAATTACAAACCGGAGGAAAAACATGATTAAGGTTTTAAAAGAATTTTATGACTTGAAAGCTGGAATGGTCCGCAAAGAGGGCGATACATTCGAAGAAACTAAGGAACGTTTTGACGAAATCAATACAGCTTTACCTGAGTTTGTTGAATGGGAAGAAAAAACTACAGAAGTAACTGAAACATCACCATACTATGTATAATCGCCCTAGCTATCGCTACAAAAAGCCAGAGGCTCAAAACGGAGACCTGAGAACCCCCTTGACTTTCTATACTTCTAAAGTCGAGGAGGGGCTTCATGGTCGCGATGTGTCTCATGAGAAGGCTTTTTTTACGATGGGCCAAGTTTACTCTCCTAGCTTCAAAGATATTGAGATTGCGACTGGAAAGTCTATGCAAGCTAAGATGACTTTGAAAATCCGAGATCCTTTGTCTGATTACCAGCCAAAGAATGAGCATTTTGTCGAAGTCGGAGATATTCGTCTAGGCGGCAAGAAATGGCAAATTATCGATGTTCGTCCTGATTTTGACAATCGGGATTTTTTGATAGTTGTTATTGGTGGTGGTCAAGATGTCTAGCGGAGCAGAATTGAGAGGTTTCGACGATGTTTTGAGAAACATCGAGGTGCGCCTTGGTAATAACAAGGTTAAACGTGCTACTAGTCGAGCTTTAAAGGCAGTCGCAAACGAGACTCTAGAAGAGTTCAAAGGTGCTCTGCAAGTCTACAAAGATACTGGAGAAACCATTGAAAGTGCTACTGCTGGACGTGTGACGGGTCTTGCTAGTGGTGTTCCTGTTGTGAAAATCGGTTTTGGTGAGGGTTCTCGCTGGCGTTTGGTTCACTTGAATGAGTTTGGATATGGTAAGAATCCGCATCCAAGGGGGTTCGGTGTCATCAGACGGTTTTCAGAGGCTCATGCTAAAACATACAAATACAGGGTGGCTAGCCATTTGAAGATAGGAGGGTTTTAGATGGTTAAAGATAAGTTTAATGAACTCTATGAGGCTTTGAAAAAAGATGAGTCTTTAGCTGGAATCAGTATCAAATCTTTTAAACGTCCTGACTCGTTACCAAATAATGAGCCAAGTATCGTTATCAGACCAGTTGGTCCGCCGATGCAGGCAGTTCATGGTAGTAATACGAGTCTGGCTAAGACATTTCTCTATCAGATCAATGTAGAGTCTATTGACTATACGGAGTGCAAAGTACTCCAAAGAAAAATTGAAAAGATTATGGAAGGCCAGGGATTTTATCAAACTAATGGTGGTTTGGATGAATGGATTCCAGAAATCAAACGCTATGTAGATGCTCGGACCTACAAAGGTCGAAGTGCTCTATACGAAGAATACTAAATTAAAGAAAGAGGTGCTATAAATGGCATTAGTTGGTTTTAAACGCATGACAATTCGTGTGTTGGATGGGGAAGCTACTCCAACACTTGGGAAAAACCTTTTCGTGGTAGAAGGTAAAACCGGTGAGGGTGCGACTCGCACTGCTAAGATTACAGGACTTTCAAGTGAACCTGTTAAAACTTACGGAAGCGATGTTGCTTATCACACATCAAATCGCGGTGTAGGTGATGTGAAGATGGAAATGACAGCTGTTGACATTCCTCACATGGTCCTTGCCAAAATCCTTGGGCATGTAGTTAAGGACGAAATCGTTTATATTGGTGAAGATAGCGCTGCTCCACTTTGTTCAGTTATGCTTGAATCTAAAACAGCAAACGGCACGAAAGCGCAAGTCGGTTTCTTCAAAGGCAGCTTCTCAATGGATGCTGAAGAATTTGAAACTCATAAAGAGAAGCAAGAGGAGCTTCCAGATGACAGCTTGAGTTTTTCAGCCATTGCAAGCGATGATGAAGAAATCAAAGGCAATTACTATGGCAAGTACATTGGTAATGACGAAGAAAAAATCAAGAAACTCAAAAGTCAACTTAAAATGGTTGCTGCAGCGTAGAAAGAGGGCGCAAGCTCTCTTTTTATCTTTTTTTCTAGAAAGGAAAGTAAATGGCTAAGGTTAAATTTTTAATTAAAAATGAAAAGGGTCAAGATGTTCAAAAGACCAGTAAGGAAATTACTACCAAGGACTATCGTGACTATCTGATCCTCAACGAAGCACTATCTTCTAACTCGTCTGAAGTTGAAAAACTAGACAAGCAATTGGAATTCATCGCCTCATTGTTTGAAGATTTGGAAGTGGAAGAACTTTTGAAATACACAGATATGGCGGATATTTTTGCGGTATTTGCAGATATCTACTCTCATCTGGTGGGTGATGTTGACCCAAAGGAGAAAAAATAAAGCCAAGTGAAGCGCTAAAACGGTTTTATAGATTTGTTAAGCAAGCTACTGAGGGTCCATATGGTATGAGTATTCGTGATGTCATGGATACTAGCTGGGAGGACCTGATGGGCGTTCTTGGTGAAACCGAATCTGCTAAAGCTGAGGAAGTCATGGATCTTGCTGACTTTCTAGAAATGATTTAAAAAGGAGGATTTGAATGGCAGGTGAAACGCCGTTAGGTCAAATGTATATCGAGCTAGGGCTGGACGTGTCGAAGTTCAATCCTACTCTAAATGGTGCCAAGAATGCGGTTAAATACTTTCAAAGCAATGTAAAGGCGCTAGACAGCTCCCTTAAAAATAACGGGAAAAACACAGACTTGCTTCAAGCTAAGTACAAGACGCTTGGCCAAGCGATTGAAGCGCAAAGAAAAGTCTTGGACCAGATGAAGAAAAGTTTTGATACTCTCGAACCTGGTACAGCTAAGTTCGACAAGGCTGCTGCTGAGATTGAACGTGAGAATGCTAAGTTGGCAGCCATGGAAGGTCAACTTCGTAGTGTGCAACAAGCTCTGATTGCGGTTGGTAAAGAGAATAGCTTTGCGAATCGTATCAATAAATTTGGAGACGGCCTTATCAAAAGTGGCGATAAAATAAAGACTTTTGGTGATAACGTTTCGAGCTTGGGAGGTAAGTTGACTGCTGGCTTAACCCTTCCTTTGGTTGCTAGTGTTGGACTTGTCACGAAAGCTGCGTCTGACTATGAATCTGCTTTTGCAGGTGTGAAGAAGACAGTAGATGAGACTGCAACCGTATCCTACAAGAACTTATCTGATGGCATTCGTCAGATGGCTAAAGAATTGCCAGCTAGTGCGGTTGAAATTGCAAATGTCGCTGAAGTTGCTGGTCAGTTAGGTATCAAGGCGGAGGATATTCTTACATTCTCCCGTACCATGATTGATATGGGCGAATCAACGAACTTGAGTGCTGAGGATGCTGCGACCGCTATCGCTAAGATTGCGAATATCCTTGGTTTGACATCAGACGAATACAAACGATTTGGATCATCTGTTGTTGACTTGGGTAACAACTTTGCAACAACTGAGCGTGACATCGTTGAGATGACCAATCGTTTGGCGGCTGGTGGTAAGTTGGCTGGTCTAACTGCTCCAGATATCCTTGGTCTTGCTACTGCTATGAGCTCTGTTGGTATCGAGGCGGAGGCTGGTGGTACCGCTATGACTCAAACTTTGACGGCTATTGGTAATGCTGTTTCATTGACAGGTAAGGGCGCAGCAGATGACTTGAACCTCATCGCTAAAACTGCTGGAATGACCTCAGAGGAATTTCAACAGGCTTGGAAAGAGAAACCAGTTGTTGCTTTGCAATCCTTTATCAAAGGTCTGAAAAATGCTCAAGAAAAAGGCGTGAACATGAACGCTATCTTGGCACAGCTTGGAATGACGGGTATCCGACAAAGCAACATGCTGAAATCTTTGGCTCTGGCCTCTGATAAAATGGGCGATGCTGTTGATCGTTCAAATAAGGCTTGGAAAGAGAATACTGCTCTAACCAATGAAGCCAATAAACGATATGAAACCACAGAATCGCAATTGAAGATGTTTAAGAACCAGGTAACGGACTTGGCCATTGAGTTTGGAGGGCCACTTTTAAAGGCACTACGTGATGGTCTAAAGGCTGCCAAGCCTTGGATTGACACGCTGGCTACAATGGCTAAACAGTTCAGTTCTATGTCTGAAGAACAACAAAGAAATGTTCTTAAGTGGGCTGCATTGACTGCCGGAGCTGGTCCAGCTTTAAGCATTTTAGGGAAAGGTCTTGGAATTATCGGAAACCTTACGAAAGCACTTGGTTGGCTCACTAAAGGCACTGGTAAGGCAGTAGGTGGCATGTCCTTGATGCTCAAGACGTTTCAGGCTTTTCGAACAACTGGGAATCTATCCTCTGCTTTTAAATTGGCCTCTGGCGGAGCGGTAGCGCTTGGTAATGCGACGGCATCAGCTTCATCTTCTACTGGGCTCTTGACAACTGCAATGGGTGGTCTCGCAAATCCATTAGGCTTGATAGTTGGTAGCCTTGCTATTGCGACGGCCGCTGCTGTTCATTTTGGCAACGAAAAAGACAAGGCTCGTATCAAGACGGAAGAATTTGGCTCTCAGTTGAGCGATACTGCTCGTGGAGAATTGCGAAGTTTTCAAAAAACTGTTGATGAAACCAGTACGGCTGTCGCAAACTTCGGTACTCATGCTGGAGATGCCGACAAGGTCTCTGGAGCCTTTAAAAAACTTTATGAAGAAATAGCTACTGCTGCCGATAAGACCAACAAACGAATGGAAGAGTTGGGCGCCAAGTGGGGCCTTAGTGAGGACGATATTGCCAAAGCCAAGGAAAGAAATGGTCAGGTCGTCTCTAACACTGAGGCTATGATGAATCAAATCAATGAGATTTATCAACGTCATAATGGTGATGCGAGCAAGTTCTCTCAAGAGGAGAAAGAAATCATCCTGAACAATCAGAATGAGATGATTAAGGCTAAGTTAAAGTTGATGAGTTTGTCGGAAGAACAACAAACAGCAGCACTTCAAGCCTTAAATGGTAAAATCAGCTCACTCAACGAAACACAATTGAAGCATACTAAAGATGTTTTAAAACAAGCACTTGATGAGGAAAAGAAACTCTACGAGAACTCAAAAAGTGAGCTGAAAGAGCTGTTAGACGGAAAGGCTATTGACCAGGAGACTTACAACAAGAAATTGCAGACTCTAGAAGCAAACCACACTCAAACGATGGAAGCTTTGGGAAGTAAGTATTATCAAGTCATGCGAAATCTTGATGATAAGGTGAAAGCTCGAACTGGACAAAGTTGGAACTATTGGGAAGAAGCCAAGAAAGTTCTGGAGGAGTACGGCCTATCCTATGAAGAAATCGGAAAGAAAGCTGCGGAAGCTTCTCAAAAGGTAGGTAATTCACACAGCATCCTTGCCAATTACACCAGTGAGATGAGCAAGGAAGTGAAAGAGGCTAATGATGCCTGGTCGTTGCTGGTAGGTAACATTGATAAGAATGGGAATTTCCAAGTAAAATCCAATGTTAAGGAAGTCATCGGAGAGGCTGCCAAATCTGCTGAAGGCTGGGAACAATTGCAGTTTATCGCTAAAACTGCGGAAATCAATTCAAACGCTCGCGCTACAATTGCAGAGGCTCTTGTCGAATCCGGTAAATGGAAAGACATGACGCTGGAAGAAAAGCAAGTGATTGTCAAGAACCAAGCTGGTCTACAAGCTATCTTTGATAGTGAAACCCATCTTAAAACATGGAACAGCATGCCAGCTAAAGTTAAAGAACTCCTCATGAAAAATGCCGATGTCATGAACAAGGCAGAGGAAGCTTCAAAGGCTCTATCTAATTATGAATCACTCACACCAAAACAGAAGGAGTTGCTGGCCAATGATGAGAGTATCCAAAAAGCAGTTGCTCGCTCTACTGATACTTTGACAACCTGGAATGCTACGACTCCGTTTACAAAAGATTTGAAGGCAGATCCTACGAATGTTTTGAACAATGGCCAGTTATCCATCGATAAGATTACAGCTTGGAATTTTGCATCTGCTGAGACTAAGTCTCTGGATGCGGTGGATAATACGAGCGCAGCTGTCGGAAGTGCGATTTTGAGTGTTAATTCACCTAAGCAAGAATCTCCTATCAATTTGTTTGCTGCTGACCAAACGGGCGGTGTACGAAACGAGACAAGCGGTGCTATCAATGCTATCAAGCAATATGATCCAGTGAATATCCTTGCCAAGAATGGCACCAATGATACTGTCAGTGAGGTCAAAAGTGGCGTCAATGGTATCCAAGACAAAACGGTCACTATCAACGCTCGAGATAATGCATCCGGTGTTCTTTCAGGTATTAAGAGCTGGATTGATAGCGTTACTGGTAATTTCTTTACGAATATCTTTGCGAGCAAGCATGCACACGGGACCAACTATCACCCTGGTGGACTTGCTATCGTCAACGACCAAAGAAATAGCAACTATAAAGAAATGGTTACTCTGCCGAATGGTCGGAGTTTCATCCCACAAGGTCGGGATGTCCTACTCCCTCTTCCAAAAGGTTCTAAGGTCTTGCGAGCTGATAAGACTAGACGTTTGATGCGTGAGATGGGTGTTCCGAAATACGCTTCTGGTATCGGGATTCCGAGCGATGCGAAATTCCTCCGTGAAATGGAAGAAGCGCAACGTAATATCACAATTCAGACTGCAAGTGTTCAGAACGGGCAAGGTACAGACAAAATCGTGTCTGAGATGGCGATTCTGAGAGCGAGTTTAGAAAAATTGCTTACTGCCATCCTTAACAAGGACACAAACGCTTATCTGGACAGCTCAAAAGTTACGGATATTGTTACTAAGACTCAGAAAGAGCGTGAGAAAATGCTACTAAGAATGAAAGGGGTAATTGAATGAGCGAAGTGACTATGCGTTTTAATAAAACAGATTTACGAGAGTTTATTCAAATCCATGACATCCAACGAGATATTGGGAATAATCGCTCTATCTCTATCGATCATGCTCCAAGAATTGGCGTGAATATCCAGCAACAAACTATTGATGCAAAATATATCAAGGTGGACTTCTCTATCTGGTCCAAAGACAGAAATACCCTCAAGCACAAGCTTGCGGGTATTTTTAATGTTGATGCTCCTAAGGAGTTGACCTTTTCAGATGAGCCAGACAAGTATTATCTGGCCATGGTAATCGATGATATCTCTATGCAAGAGGCAAGTGGGAGACGTTCAAACGGCTCTATTAAGTTCATCGTTCCTGATGGCGTGGCCCATAGTTCAGCCTATAAACGATTTGATAGTGATAAAAACGCAACTAGTAAATCAGGAAAAATGGTGTTTGATCTTATAAATAATGGCTCGGAGGCTGCATTTCCAATCGTTAAAGTCAAACACAATGCTGAGAATGGGTATATCGGTCTAGTTAATCAAAATGGCACCTTAGAAATTGGGAACCGTGAAGAAGCCGATACCGAACCATCGCAAAAATCAGAAATCTTACTTGATTTTAGAGGTGAAAAAATCACAAATGGACTGGCTAGCGCAGCAAAGAACCAAGCCATCACAAATGACCGGACAGAGTATATTGTCGGGACAGCTGAAATGATTAATCTTTGGGAACGTCCACACGTTAGATTGAAAGATTTACGAGGTGAAACTAAATTACACAACTACGCTACAAGTTTGACCTGGGCAATCCCTAATGATAGCACAGGCAGCACAGGGTCCCTGAATGATTATTTTTGGTGGAGACAAGTTTTTTGGTCTGAAGCTAATAATCAATATGGTTTCATCAAGGTAACAGTATCAGATGAAGCAGGTCAATTTTTGTATGGTGTTGAGACCTTTAAGCGGTCGCTAGGTTCTGAATGTGAGTTTAATTTTTTAGCTAGTGATGGTCAAGGTGGATATAGGATTCTAAAGCGCTGGAATTTTGATGGAACTACAACTGGAGATATCAATCCCTTTAGTGTAGCAAAAGGGTGGTCAGATTTAAAACGGAATGATGGCAAGGTACAAGTTTTTTATCAAGGATCATACTCTACTTTTATCATTCCAGAGATTGAGGGTAAAAAGTCTGCAAAAATTCACATTACAATTGGAGCGTACAGAGATAATCCAATCGTCTCTCACATGTATCTTGATGAATTGTACTACCGCAAAGATTTTGTCCCAACAACAAATGACATCCCAAATCGTTTTCCAATCGGATCGAATGTTCTAATCAATAGCGAAGATGACACGGTCTATATCGATGGAATAGCAAAAGCTAACGAGATTGTCGATGGGTCGCAATGGTTGTCCATCCCTCCAGGCAAATCAAAATTAGAGTTGTACTTTTCTAGCTTCATTAAAAAACACCCGACAGTAACAATTGAATTTGAAGAAAGGTGGCTATAATGCTTTTAACGATTCACGATGCAAACTTGCAAAAGGTTGCTTTTGTTGATAATAGTAAGCAGAACACGCTTAATTATTATAACGATACATGGTCAAGAGATATGCCAACAGGGTCCTCAACGTTTGAGTTTACAGTCTTTAAGAAAGCAATTCAATCAGACACAGCTTCATCAAAGGCCTACCAGCATCTAAACGAACGTGCTTGGGTGTCATTCCGACACAATGGACGTACCTATCTCTTTAATGTGATGTCGGTGGAAGAGAACGAGCAGACAATCAAATGCTATTGTGAGAATCTCAATCTTGAATTGATTAATGAGTTAGTAAATCCTTACAAAGCAACTAGAGCGATGACTTTTTCAGAATATTGCAAAGAGATGGCTTTATTGAACTATGCTCATCTCACTATTGGAATTAACGAGATTTCAGACCAGCAACGTGTCATTGAGTGGACGACACAAGAAACAAAACTTGCTCGTTTGCTTAATCTCGCAAAACAATTCAATGCTGAGATTGAATTTGACACACAACTAAAAGCAGATAGCACGATTAAGAAATTTACTGTAAACATATATCACGAACACGACGATACACACCAAGGAGTTGGCCGCATCAGGAATGATGTGGTTTTAAAATACGGTAAAAATATTAGTTCTATCACCCGAAAAGTGGATAAGACAGGTATTTTCAATACAATCCGGCCAACTGGGAAAATGCCGACCGTGGAAGTCGAAGATAGTGGAGAACGTCATTTGTCTAGCCAGAGAGTGAAAAATGCGGATGGTTCGATAACTGAAACGATCATTCGCACAGCACCCGATGGGACAAAGAGCAAGACTATTGTCCACACTAAAGTCACAAAACTGGCTGATAAAACACGCATTACAACGACCACAACTACTCGTTCAGATGGATCTATCGAACAAACGGTTACAACAAGTAAAAAAGGTGGACCATCTAATACTGAGAGACGAATCATAAAACCTCCTAAGAAAAAAGAGAAAGAAAACGAGCCTGAAAAAGAGGTTCTGACTATTGAAAACTTGGGAGATTGGTCTATCAAAAACGAGAGGGGAGAATTAGAGTTTTATCAAAGAGGGCAACAACTGTACGCCCCATTATCCATGCAACTTTATCCCTCAACTTTCACATCAGCAACAGCTGAGGACCAGTGGACAAGACGAGACTTCGACTTTGACACAGACGAGCCAAACGAGTTGAGACGACTTGCTTACCTGAAACTCAAGCAACATTGCTACCCTGCCATAACCTATGAAGTAGATGGCTTTGTGGACGTAGAAATCGGGGACACGGTCCAGATTTATGATGATGGTTTTAGTCCAGCTTTAATAGTAAAAGCACGAGTCACCGAACAGAAAATCAGCTTTACAAACCCGGCAAGTAATAAGACTACTTTTGCGAATTTTAAGGCTCTAGAGAGTAAGCTATCAGATGGCATTCAGGCTGCCTTTGAGCGACTTTTTGAAGCATCCAAGCCCTACACTATCAAGCTAGCTACAGACAACGGCGTAGCATTTAAGAACGGCCAAGGTCAGACCATTGTGACCCCTACCTTAATGCGAGGGAACAAAGTCATCAATAGCGGATGGCGTTGGGTTGTAGATGGCGAAATCAAAGCTACAAGCCCTAGCCACATTGTCCGAGCCTCTGACGTCAACCAAAAGATGGTTTTGACTGTTTCTGCATGGATTGATAACAAAGAGGTAGCGTCTGAGCAGTTGACGCTTATCAATGCATCTGATGGTCTCCAAGGTCAAAAAGGGGACGCAGGACCTAAAGGAGATCCTGGTCCTAAAGGCGATAAAGGGGACAAAGGAGCTATTGATGAAACCCAGCTAAAAGAAATCAAGACAAGTATTGACTCTAAAGCCGACCAAGGGCTAACGCAGCAACAGCTCAACGCTTTGAATGAGAAAGCTGGAATTATCCAAGCTGAGCTTGAGGCTAAGGCGAGCGCTGATATTTTGGATAACTGGATAAAGGCTTATAAGGACTTTGTCAATGCGAATGAAACCGCAAGAGCACAAGCTGAGAAAGATTTGATTTCAGCTAGTCAGCGGGTCTCAAGTATTGCTAAGGATCTTGGAGAATTGTCTGACCGTTGGAATTTCATTGATACCTATATGAGTTCCTCAAATGAGGGGCTTGTGATTGGTAAGAACGACGGCTCGTCTAGTATGCTATTTAGTCCAAATGGACGAATTTCAATGTTTAGCGCTGGTGTCGAGGTCATGTATATCTCTCAGGGCGTTATCCACATTGAGAACGGTATTTTCTCTAAGACTATCCAAATAGGACGTTTTAGAGAGGAACAGTATCATCTTAACAATGACATGAATGTCATTCGTTATGTAGGATAGAAAGGAGCGAAATGCCTAGATTTAGTAATTCGAGTAACAGCTTATATTTGAATGTGTATATTGATGAAGTTTCAACAGACATTTCTGCTAACACCTCAACCATCAATTGGCAGTTGACAGTTAGTCGTTATACGTACTATCACACGCTCAATAAACAGGGAGACAGTACTTTATCTCTAACTTTGGACGGCCAAAATGTGCACTCTAGCAATCCAGTTTGGGAAGTTTGGGACGGCGAGGTCACTCTCGCTAGTGGTTCAACCACAATCTCACACAACTCAGACGGTCGGAAGACACTACCTTTCTCATGTACGTTCAATCCGAATAACGGACTGCATGGGACTATCACAGTATCAGGAAATCTCGGTCTGACTGCTATCCCGCGCTCAAGCTCTGTAAGCGTGAGCGCTGGGGTGATTGGTAGTGCGGTTACTATCAACATCAATCGTCAGAGCTCCAGCTTTAAGCATACAGTGCGCTATGCATGGGCCGGCAAGAGTGGAACGATTGCAAGCAACGTGGACACATCCGCAACGTGGACAATCCCTCTTGATTTTGCAAATGACATCCCAAACTCCGCAAGTGGAACAGGGACTATCTTTGTAGATACCTATTCAGGATCTACAAAGACAGGCACGCAGTCCACTACATTCACGGCTAGCGTACCAGCGAATGTCAAGCCCACATTTGCAGGAGTTTCCCTGTCGGACTTGAACGGTGCAGCTCAAAATCTTATCCCAAACGGGAATACGTTCATTCAGGTAATCTCTAACATCAAGGTAGCTTTTAATGGTGCAGTCGGTTCTTACGGCTCATCCATCACTGGATACTATGCTGAAATCGTCGGCAAAAACCAGTCTACAAGTTCAAACGGTGGCAGTCTTGGCATTATGAATTATCACGGCACAATCAAAATCAGAGCGAGCGTGTCTGATAGCCGTGGCCGTTGGTCGGATACTAAAGAGGTGTCTGTAACCGTGCTTGAGTATTTTGCTCCTGCTCTTAGCTTTAGCATAGCAAGAACGGGCTCAACCTCTAGCACTTTGACAGTCACACGAAATGCCAAAATCGCCCCTTTGGCTGTTTCAGGCAGTCAAAAGAACTCAATGAGATTGACATTCAAGGTTGCTCGACTAGGGACTAACTCTTACACAGTCGATAATGGACCAGCCACTGGATCATGGACAAGTATCTCAAGCTTGACCAATTCTCAAGCTAATCTAGCTGGCAACTATCTAGCTAATCAGTCTTGGGTTGTCATTGGTATCCTTGAGGACAAATTCACTCGTACTGAGTTCATGGTCAATGTGGCCACAGAGAGCGTAGTATTGTCTTACGACCGCTCAGGGGTTGGCGTCAACAAAATCAGGGAGCAGGGCGCTCTTGATGTCAAAGGAAGCATCTACGCAGACAACAAGCCCATTCAACAGCACCAGCTGACACGAAATAACGGAATTTCTATTTTAACGAAAGAAAGTCTTGATAATATCCTTAAAAATGGTATGTATTATAGTCACAGTGCGCCTGATAGACCAAGAAATCAGAATGGCTGGTTGTTGGTTCAAGTCTATGATGACGCTCAATATGTTGTACAGACTTATTGGACGGCTACCACTGAAACAATGTTAGTAAGGTATAGAATGGCTAACCGCTGGAGCGACTGGAAAGAGGTTGCTACAAAGAATGACTTGCAGAAACTAGCAACAAGAAAGATAGAGTTAGGCTGGGATGTCATAGGAAATGCTGTCAGAAACGGGAATGTGGTTACAATTTCAACAGAAAGAAAAATCACTAATATCGACACATTTTCAGATTATCGAGAAGTCAAAGAAACGATCCCTGTAGGATTTAGACCAACTCAAGAGGTTGGCTTTGTATTGCAAGGTATCTCAGACTCAACAGTAACAGGTACGGCTATCTTGCACCTTGCAACAGATGGGAAAATCCGTCTTACAAGTAAATCTCAAGGAAATAAGTATTGGACGGGTACAATAACTTATATTACAAATGACCCTTACCCTTAATAAACGAAAGGAAAATATATGAAATTAGAATATAGGACAAAGTCCCAAGAATTTGACGCAAGCGGAACAGCATCGGCTACAAAGGTCACGTTAGTCAATTCAGACGGTGCTATCGTACCTATCTTGCTACCGGCTGATAAAATCGGTTTGTCAAACACAGAGCTGTTTGAAATGGCTCTTGAAGTTTTGTATCAGGAAAATTTCCCGAACAGAGCAGAAAACGAAAAATTCAGCAAAGTAGCTCAAGAGTTGCAAAAGAACAAAGAGATGGCAACCAAAGTAGAACAAGCGGCAACCGAAAACAAGGAAAACCTTGACACGGTATCAGCTATCACTGAGGTCTTGATTGCCTTGGCAGTATCTCAAAATGGAGGTATGCCAACTTATGCTTACAATAAAGTAGCTGGGTTCATCAAGCCACTTGTTAAAAGTATACGATACGGAAACGGCGATATTGTCGCAATGCCTTATCCGTTCGATACGAATCCGAAATGGCCGAGTGGAACTAAGACTATCTTTAAGTTCCAAATGCAGCCAACAGAGGGCTACACATGGAAAGAACAGTCGCTTGCTGATATGCTTCAGCAAGGTGTTCTTACTGTGGTCATGCCACGTATTGATTAAGGGGGATATATGCAAATCGAATTTTTCAATTTTTTAAGAAGTGTCGTCCAGACTGAAGACGGACTGGTATTGTACGCTCTAGCACTGATTGTCTCAATGGAAATCATTGATTTTGTGACTGGAACGATTGCTGCTATTGCAAACCCTGACATCGAGTATAAGAGTAAAATCGGCATTAACGGACTCCTTCGTAAGATTTTAGGGGTTCTCTTGCTAATGATCCTTATCCCAATGTCCGTTCTACTTCCTGAAAAAACAGGCTTCGCATTTTTGTACTCAATTTATCTCGGGTACATTGCATTTACTTTTCAATCACTCATTGAAAATTACCGCAAACTAAAAGGAAATGTCACTCTTTTTCAGCCAATTTTAAAAGCGTTTCAGCGCTTGTTTGAGAATGACGAAGATAAAAACAAAGGAGAATAACACATGATCAACTGGAAATTACGTTTACAAAACAAAGCAACCCTCATTGCTCTTCTTGGAGCAATCTTCCTGATGGCTCAGCAGTTCGGCCTTGAAATTCCTAAAAACATTCAAGATGGTGTGAATACATTCGTTTATATCCTTGTTTTGATTGGGGTTGTCAACGACCCAACAACAGCAGGGATTTTAGATAGCAAACGTGCTCTTGAATACTACGAACCAAGCGAGGACTAACAACCATGGATATTGATACAAGCAGACTACGAACTGACTTACCACAAGTTGGCGAACAACCATACCGACAAATTCATGCACATTCAACGGGCAATCCAAACTCAACTGCCCAAAATGAAGCAGACTACCACATGCGTCGTCCTGTTGATTCAGGCTTTTTTTCGCACGTTGTCGGCAACGGCCGTGTGATGCAGACCTGGTACACAGATATGGGAGCATATGATGTAGGAGGTGGCTGGAACGTTGAAGGCTACGGACAAGTAGAACTGATTGAGAGCCATAGCACAAAAGAAGAATTCATGCGTGATTACAAGCTATACGTCGAACTGCTGCGTAACCTTGCTGATGAAGCTGGCATTCCTAAGACGCTGGATTCTGACAGCTTGGCTGGAATTAAAACGCATCAGTATTGCACATACAATCAACCTCGAAACTACTCTGACCATGTGGATCCATATCCTTATCTTGCAAAATGGGGCATTAGCCGTGAGCAATTCAAGAAAGATATTGAAGGCGGTCTGTCTGAAGCTGGCTGGCGCCAAAATGCTTCTGGCTGGTGGTGGGAGGAGTCAGACGGCTCTTATCCCACAAAAACATGGAAGCAAATCAAGGGAGAGTGGTTCTACTTCAATGAACGTGGATACTGCCTAATCAACCGTTGGTTCAACGATGGTAAAGATTGGTTCTATTTAGACAAGCGTGGCGCAATGGTCACAGGCTGGATGTTCCTCAACCATCGCTGGTATTTCTTCAAATCAGATGGCCGCATGGCTACTGGCTGGGTTAAATATCGTGAAACCTGGTATTTCATGGAAGAAAAAGACGGCTACATGCTATCCAAACAATTCGTCAAATCAGGCGACGGCTGGTATTACTTGAAGGCAAACGGTGAATTACACACAGATCCAGCATTCAAAACAGAACCAGACGGGCTTATCACTGTCGTTGACAAACCAAAAGAAGAAAAATAAATAAAACAGAAAGGACTTTCAAAATAGATTACACTAAAACCGCAGGCACTAGCTTGCGGTTTTTTTGTTTATCTGAAAGTACTTTCTAAAATAAAAAAAGTTTGAATTTCTTTATGTTTTTTGTTGACAAACTATCTTATATGATATATAATATGCTTGTAAGATAAATAAAGGAGAAATCAAAATGAAATCACAAGTTATGACATTAGCGTGGAAAATCTTCAAAAATGAAAAGAACGATGTAACATTCTCAGAAGCTTTGAAATTAGCTTGGAAGACAGTTAAGCGTCAAAATATGGCTGATGATTTCTATTTCTTCCATTCTTCAAATGTGAAGTTCCAAGGAGTTAAGAAATGGTTCGCTGAGAAAGAATTTTACGGTCGCAACAAGAAGGATTTAGCCTTCATGTCTGTTAGTGCAATCAGCATCAATGAATTGCTTGAAGAAACTGAAAAAGCAGTTAAACTTGAAATCGTAACACCTTATGGAACATCTACTAAATGGTATCCAAAGAGCGTACTTGCTTAATTTAAAATCAAAGGAGAAACTAAAATGAAAATCAATAACGACATCAAAGACTTAATTTTGGAATATGTAGGACGATACTTCAGGTATGAAAATGATTTCTATAAGCTACCAGGTATCAAGTTCACTGATGCCAACTGGCAGAGATTCAAGAGTGGTGAGACTTCTATCGAGAAGATGGGCGCTGCAAGAGTGAACGCTATGCTTGATCGCTTATTTGAAGACTTTGAATTGGCTATGATTGGCAAGGCTCAAACTCACTATTATTTCAGCAATTCACTTAAAATGAATATGACATTCCACGCTTACTACGACCAATTCAAGAAGCAACAACTTATTAAATGGATTGAAAATAGCCGTGAGGATATCATCGGAGGGACTGGCAGAATGTATACTGCTGACGGCAACTTCATCGCTAATGCTTATCTCGAAGTAGCCCTAGAAAGTAGCAATCTAGGAGAAGGTTCATACATGCTTCAAATGCGATTCAAAAACTATTCTCGTGACCCAAGGCCTATACCTGCTGGCCGTCAAAATCGACTTGAATGGATTGAGAACAACTTGGAGAATATTCGATGAGAGAGAATATAATCGGTCAGAGGTTCAATCGTCTCGTTGTCATAGAAGATGACGGGACGAGGTCTTCTAAAGGAGAAATTAAATGGCTCTGTCAATGTGATTGTGGCAATCTATATCACGCCCTCAGATATAGATTAAAGAACGGTCTAACTAAATCTTGTGGATGCTTGAACGAAGAGAAGAAGCATGAACGATTCAAAGACTTAACAGGAACTGAAACTGCTAACTTCAAGATTATTGACCGGGCATACTCGAAGAGTCAGCGCGTATGGTGGAATTGCATCTGTAAGCATTGTGGTGCAAGCGTGATCCTCAATAATAATCTAATCGACCATCAGACCTCTTGTGGTTGTAGACGTGGAGCATCCAAGGACTACATGGACTCTATTCGAGATCCTGAGAGTCGAAGATCTACGAAGCCGACTGCTAGAAGTAGCACGGGCGTTCGAGGTGTCTATTTCAATAAGCGAAAAAAGAGATATCAAGTATTTATCAACGTGGATAAGAAATCGAAGTATTTAGGGAGCTACGCTTCTTTGGAAGAAGCTACAAAGATTCGACGTGAAGCTGAAATCGAACATGGATATAAATAAAGCAGTGACCGAAATCACTGCTTATCAGCTATAGCGAATTCATAGAGCTTTTCTGCCGTTAGAAGCGCCATTTTGTCCATGCTTGTTTTTCCTTTTCTGAGGTCAGAAACAGTAGTCCAAGGAACTCCAGCGCCTTGAGAAATAGCAGATGTAGACATCGGGCTGTCTAATAATTCTTGAATAACTTTTCTCAT